AAGCAAATACTAACGTAGTATTCACTAATAAAACTAATGTAACCTGTGGTGCCACGATACTCAACGGGTTGAAGCAATTCAAACATCGTAGAATCTGTCATGCATGTCTTCCATTTGTTGTTTTAGTTCAATGATGTAGGTGGACATTGATGCCACTTTCTCTTGTAAACCTTTGTTTACATCTTGAAGATCTTTGACAAGATCTTTAACCTCATCAGTGAGTGCATCTGCTGCTTCTTGACTGTGTGCCATTTAAACCTCAGGAACTAAAGTGCAACTTTATCTATGTTATCATACGATTCCTTGATTTCATCAACCTGTTTAGTCATACTAGATTCAGTCATGTCGATCAATGGTGGTCCACCATTACCAAAACCACAACCTCTAGTCATATCGCGACGTAATCGTAGAAGATCATTCACACGTCGCTTCATTCTAATAATCTCTTCTGTGCTGTAGAGATAGTCTTTTTGTAACGCTTTGCGTAACATTTTGATCTCTTTTGTCGGTGTCCACATACTAATAACGTGAGGGGATGGTAGTTTCTTGGATGAATTGAGGTTGACCCAGGTCAGCAGTGCCGTCAGGATTACCTATTAGAAATGCTCTAAGAGTCTTTGCTTTCTCCATATTACTACGGTAGTAAGCAATAGTCTCTTCAATCTCTGATAGAATCTCTTCATAACACTGACGAGCAGATGTCTTGTCACATGTGAGATAGTCAGCAACAGCATTAGCAAGACGTTCACGACGCTGCTTGCTATACTCTGCTGCCCAGTATTCTTTGGTTTCCATTAATTAAACTCCTGGTTACGACGGGTGTCTAGGTATGAAATGATCTCGGAACGCCATTCCATCAGTTCATTGTAGCACTCTTGATTGTGAGCACAGTTTCTGAGTTTGGGGTCAGGTTTCAAAACACTTTCATAAAAAAGTCCAAGTGCATCTTTACGTTTTTGATACTTGTTGGTGTCCATGTTATCCTAGCAGTGACAGGTCAGTTTACCACGTATGGTCAGGGAATGCAAACACGTTGCACTCCCGTTATAATTATGCAACCACACTGGTGGCAGGCATACCGTCAACGAATACTGTGTTGACAATTGCTTGGAGTCTCTTGATAGTAGGAGCACCATAGTTCTTGAACACGGGCACTGTCACATAACCAGTAGACTTGCGATACATTGCAACATCACCAGCAGCAATCTTGCCGTTAGCAATATCAGCAGTATCCTCACGATTCATACGAATCACACGACCAATAGTTTGTGCCATCTCAATGACATCAAGTTGACGCAACATCACAGTGTGAGTGAGACCGTGAACGTTGATACCTTCAGACAGGATGCTATAGTGGAAGATGATAAACTTCTTGTTAGGGTCTTTGCCCCATGCATCGAAGGTGTTGAAGAACTCTTGACGATTGACTTTGGTCTTGTTCACATAAGCACCATACTTGCTGGTGATATGCAGCACATCGTAACCACGCTCACGTAATTGATGCATGATATCAGTCTTGAATAACATAGCACCCATGATCTTGCTCGCAGGAGACGCTACAAGCACCTTAGAAGCACTCTTAACGTCAAGTGAGTCTACTACACCCAATAACATGTCACGATCGTTTACAGCAGCATCTGCACCCTTCTGACGAGCATAGTCTACTTCAAAGGGAAGAATTGTAGGAGGAAGGATGCTACCACCTGCAATTAATTCAGGAGCAGGAACATTCTCAAGAACAGAACCAAAGATCTCACCATTGTTCATGCCACGGTTGCTGAAACGAGTGTGCTTAGGTGTTGCAGTAAAGAAATATGATGCATCAGCACTTAGACTGGCAGCAGCAACACCAACAAAGTGATTACGCTGCACAGCATTATGCGCCTCATCAAAATAACAGCAATCGAGCTTGATACCAGCATCAATGATACGTCCGAGTGAATGATATGTTGTGAAGATAATTACATGCTCACCAACATGGTGACACATGCGAGTGAACAAGTCAATGCGATCAGACTTAGTAGTGCTGAAGTGCTTTGTCTCTCCACTATGAACGTGAAGAACATTAGCATTGGTGATAAACTCAAGGTATTCAGACGATAGTTGAGTTGCTAGCATGATGCGAGGAGCAACAACAACAATAGTCTGCGGAGTCTCTGCGGAACAGAGACGCCTCACTACATCCATGATAGCAATAAGAGTCTTGCCGCCGCCAGTAGGCACGATGATCTGACCCTTGCTCGCATTCTCCATGGCATCGAGAGCACGTTGCTGATGGGGACGGAGTTGCATCGGGTCTGTCTTGCGTTGATGCTATTATTATAGAGCATCAGACCGCGCTGGTCAAGAGTCTGTGACAGTTTACAGACTGGTTAGCGGAACGACTGGAAGTTCTTTGCTTCTCTCTTGTATACTAGCACATCTTCGAGCGCACCAGTATCACTGAATACAAATGAAAAGTCGATTTCTTGATCAGTATGATCAATTAGTGTGCGAATCCATGCCGCATCGTCTGCACTAATCAACTCATATGCTTGCTCAATAAGATCAATCCACTTCTCTCTAATCTCAGACTTGGGTCTTTTCTTCTTGCTCCACTTTAGCGAAGAGATCTGCTTCTCTGCTGCATTTGCAGGGAATGCGTATAATCTATTAGTATAGTCACGACGCAAGTGAACAACAATACTACGATCTAGTTTGTTATGTTCAAACCACACTTTGTGCTGTTGGTGTGATATTCTCTCGATAAAACTATACAGTGTAGAATTCTGTAGCAGTTTTGTAATACGCTGAGGAGTATGTGACATTCCAATAGTATTACCATAGGCATCAAATTTAAACTTGCCGATTCTAATTTGGTTGGGTCCAATCCTGTCGAAGAGGTTCAACATCCTCTCTCTAATACCTTCAATTGGATCTAACTCAAGAGATAACTGATACCACTCTTTTCTATCCATGAGATATTCTACTGACATATCAGTAGTTGCTTCTACCTGCTCAATCTCTTCGTTGTAGTAGATCTCAATAAATTTGGTTGTAGACTTTGGAACAAAATAGTCAGGATCAATAAAAGTATATCCTAGGACTTTTTGTAATCTATCAATTTGTGCATTTGTGAAGATTTCTGGATATTGACTATCCACCAGAGATGTGCATTGTGGCCACATCACTGCATGATTGTGCAGCAGTGACTTATCACTCAAGCGATATACTTTTGATACGTCAAGTTCTGCTGCAAACATTATTCGTTATCCGCTAGTAGTTGACCTTGAGGACTGTATACAGCATAGAAGATATAATCTTCTGGTCTGGTGCATGATTCCTGATTAACTGGGAATAGATCCTCACACCATTCCATTGCCTCTGTTACATTATCACAGACAATAAATGTATACTCAGACTCGTGAAGAGCACCGAAAATATCAACTGGTAGTCTGCTTCTATACAGATCATATGATGCATTGATTGCATCAACATCACTGCTGCTGTTCCAACCAGTAGAACGCAGGAAGATAACAGTTTTCTCTTGACGCTTAGCAGACTCTTCAATAAAGTCTTGCAAGTAATCAATAGTGTAGTTTGCGTGTAGCTCCATTTAACTTCCAGGCGATTGTAACTCTTAATGAATTGAATGTTCTAGAGACTTCTTCTGCATAGTGTGTCATACGTCCATTGAAGAATACTGCTTTATTAGGTGCAGGTTCAGCATATGTCCATTTACCATCACTACCTTGGAATGCAGTCTTACCGCCCCAGGTTTGTTCCCACATATGATTTGCATACAATAGGAATGTTCTACAATCATCATAATGACCATCAGTGTGAGGCATTGCCTTATCACCAAATACATGTCCATTTGCATAGACACGTTCTAACTCTAGGTCAGGTTCATTGGTCACGTCTCTAATAATATTTAGGAGATAGTCATTATAAAATTGTTCGTCATCTAGTTTCATCTCCCAAAATGGGATGTCATGATTTTTTGATACTGATGCATGACCATAACTCCATTGTGGTCTTGCCATGTCTTGTATGATTTGAGCGAAGTCATATTCACCAAAGACTTGATCATAGATTTCCATATTCTCTAATAAAATTAGTTCTTACTTGTTCAAATGGCACAAGAACTTCTTGTGGTGCATCAGGAAACTCTTTCAATAGTTTCTCAATACTTTTACCAAAGTTGAGAATTTGATGACGCATGAAGAAGTCTTCGATAAGACTAGTTGCCCACATGAGTGCAACACGACGCTTACCAGATGTCACAGGTGCAACATAATGCATATATCCTGTAGGATATACTAATGCCGTGCCTGCTTTTTGTTTAAATTTGAATGGCATGTCACCATCAGTGATCACTAGTTCCCCACCCTCATATTCATCAGGGTCATTGAGGAACAATGTGATACTGTGATGTGCTTTTAGTCCTTGAACAGTAATATTGTCAATGTGTGGATTATACTTTCCACCCTCACGATACTCTGTCAATTGAGGAACTGTCATCTCTTTCACAACGAAAGTAGATCTGAATGCAGTAGCATCATTGATACCCTGCTGAATCAGTTCTAAACTCTTTCTAAACTGTGATGTATGCTGAGACATAACGTAGTTATCCTTGACGGATGTGTCTACATTATTCTCATCACGTTGGGAAACAGTTCCTTGTGTAAACTCTGCCTTGTCGTATAAAGAATTGATATGGGTCAGTTGTTGTTCATTAAGAATCTCACATTCATAAAACATAGTTAGTCGTCCAGGATAAATTGACTGCTATCGAAATCGGGGTAGATTGATTCTACCTGCATTAGTTTGATGATGTCAAGAACTTCTTGCTTGACTCTCTTACTTCCAGATGCTCTCTGCTTAGCATACATGAGTCTGTTGATCATTCTGCTATCAAGGAAGTCAGATGATGCATCATCATCATAGTTTGTCCACTGATCAGAATCATCAGGATCCATGAATGCTGGTGGATTTTCTACACCATCATATAGTTTTCTATAGTTCTTAGGATCAATAGGATAAACCTGATTGTATAGAGTTTTAGCAAACTCTAGTTTGTCACCATATTGTTCTGGCGTAGGAATAGCAATAGATCTAATCTTTGATCTCCATGCAATCCACATTGCTTTCTCGCCTTCATAACTATCATCAACATCAGGAAGCACACGCCAATCACTAGCAGATAGCATCAGTTGCTTCTCTCTAGTTCTCTTGATCCACTTAGATTCAAAGAAGTTGATCTCTTTGTCTAGTGCTTGAGTATTTTTAAGTGCAACATCAGTCTTACGTTTAGCAGCAACAGCAAACAATGCCAGTGCTGTGTTATATACTTGGGTTGCTTGTTCTTGACTGCTACTCTTGAATTGATACTCTTGCCAATATAGAGACTCAGACTTGAAGTCATACTTCTGTCTCTTACGTTGCGCCGCGTAGGTGCCGTCATTATAGAAACTAAAGAAATCAAGAGTATCTTCTTCAGTATGCCAGAAAGTTCCGATCATCTCAAGAAATTTAGTCTTGAGTTCCTCTTCAAACTCCTGTGTCTGCAGTGATGCTGTATTGAAATCCGACAACGTTGTAGCACTGTTAGGTGCTTGCAGGATCGTTTTGTTAATAAGATCCAACTGCAGTAGTGGTTTCCTTATGATTGGTGTGCTTGAGGTCATGCTAGTGCCGTCTTGATATACCATCCCGTCAAGATATATTTATCTCCGTTGAACAGTGTGTTTCCTTTGTGGACGTGTGTCATACCTGCAGGAAAGTATACAACTGTTCCTTTTGTAGGACGAATTCTTCTTTTTTGATACAAGAACTCTGTCTCACCACCCTCACCATCAGGAACATCATTAAGATAAATCATCCAGGTAACTTCTCTACATGCATGTGATGCAGCAGAGTTTTCATAATGCCATTGATGATAACCACCAGTTGGTAGTGTCTTCTGCATCTTAACATCAGCAGAAATCATAGGAACATTCTTTAGTTGTCCAAACTCTGCCATATAATGAACCATACATGACTTCAGGAATTGATTAACCTGATATGTCATGCCTTGGTTAACATAGTTAGCAAGAACAGATTGATCCTTTCTTGTCATGTTGCTACCATACTGTGTAGCACCATTCATGTAGTGATCATCAAAGTTTTCCTGTTGCTCCTGTGTATCACCAAAAGAGAAATCTTCTGGTCCAACAAATGAACCACGCTTGTTCAATAGATTTTCAAACCATCCAATACATTGATCACAAAATGGGGCAGGAACAAAGTTTTCCCATACCCCAATAAAATCAGTAAATTCTGACTTGGTGATGTTTGGATCTTGCATCAACTCAAGTGGTCTCCATTGTTGGACCTTACCAACAGTGGGATCTGCATTATGTGCAATTGCCATATTCTAAATTAGTATGCCTTAATTATATATTTAACTTTGTGGAATGGTGCGATGATAGGAACCTTACGCTGTGGATTCATAGCAGCAGTAGGAATTGGTTTGCTGGTATTGTTCCATGAGAATGTTGCTGGATTGAGTTCGATATCAACACCTGCTCCACCATCTGTCGTGGCATTCTGAGTAAACTTGAGTGAGAATGTAGAGTTGAATGTTGCTAGTCCTTGTCTGAATGCAGTAGCGTCTGAGTTGACGTTACCGTAACTAAAGTCAGTCTGTGGATTAGTAACAGGATCTGTTCCTAGTAAGTGAGAGTGATTTAGTGTGCCAGTGTAGATAGACAGATAGTTATCTATTCTAGCACGAGTTGAGTCTGTGTCAATAACTCCACAGTCACCATTGCCTGGAGTTCCATTTTTAGTGAAGTAATCATCACTTAGACTACTGATCTCCGAGAATGGTGAACCCCAGTAGTTACCAAATGCTACGCTGCTGCTACCTCTACCAGGCAACAGATCTAGAAGTGATCCTCTGCCAGAATTTTCAGTTTCTGACTCAAAGTTACCAAAGTTCCAGAAGTTTGCATCTTCCCAATAACCATCATCAACAGCATCTGTGTCACCGTCAGGTCTTCCACTCCAGTTTTGTGAACCACTGGCACTAACACCGTAGTATGCTCTAGTGCCCCATGGAATGAGTGGATCGCCATCATCACTATCAGTTTGTCCACTAATGAGTTCATGTTCGTGCTGTGGAGGACGAACAGAAATATCACTAACAGGACCAATGTTAGCAACAACTTCACCAGTGACAGTGAATTCAACATCTGTCTCTAGTTCTTCAGTTCCAAATGTTCTTGGAGTTCCTAGTGTAAAGTATTCTGATTCTATACCATCACTAGATCCAGCAGGTGCAATAATTTGTTCTAGTGGATCTGGACCAGCAACATCAACATCATCAACATACCAGTAACCACCAGTTGATCCAGTCAGTTCAAATGAACCACCAGCACTTGTAACAGGAACGAATGAAGATGATCCTCTGTTAGAGTCAACAATACCAGCACCTACCATTCTAACATTACGATAGTCTGGAACATTGAAGTTTCCAGTGTAGGATTTAGTTGCAGGAATATATGTAGCGTTGCCACCATATGTGTTACCAATTGCTTCCCACAACCAAGGATAATCTGCGGCAGCAAAGGTTGCTCCATCACATGGTAAGAATCCTGGATATCTTTCTTCAATATCACCATAACCAAAGTTACCATCATTTAGTGGTGTTTCTTTAGTGATAGGAACAACAGTTCCAATAGAGTAACCATCAAACTTAGGTGCTCTATAGTAATCTCTAGCATTGTTAGGATCTTCGCCTGCTGCTGCCCATGATTCAGCATTGAAGAATGCGTTCTTCTCAGAATACCAAACACCAAGATATCCTGGTGGGATAGGTTTAACAGCATAGTTGATAGATCTCAACTGAAATGGAGATGCATCACCAAATGTGATAACTGTTTGACCATAATTTGAGAGTCCTTGAACAGGATCAAGATCTGCATTTCCAGGTTGTTGCATAATAATAGTGATGAATACAGGATTACCACCAGGATCAGGATTAACTGTTCGTGGTCCTACTACTGCTGCATCACCATTTATAGAGAATAGAACATCACCAATATTCTCATTAGTAGCAAAATTGAACTCATTAAACGATTCAGGATTTGTCGCACTAATAGTAATTGGTAGATTGAAACTTGTCAATCCAATAGGACCAATGACACTAGGACCACCAGGAGTTCTATTAATAACTTGGTTGATAGGTGTGAATGATGGAATAGTATCTGGACCAGTCCAGTTTGCTACAGTCCATGTCTGAATAAATCTGTTTCCTACGTTAATACCAACAGTAACAACACCCTGGCCAGGAATTACAGGGTTAGTGATATCGGTAGAGTTATCAACAACCAGTTCGATAGTATCACCATTCTGAACTGTGACATTATTGATGAGACCAGAAGAACCACCATTAATACTAATCTTAGGAACAATAGTAGTATCAGCAGGTCTGATTATAACAGGAACAGATAGTCCAGCGTCAAGTCCACCAACCAGTGCTACATTTCTACCAGCAACTAATGTAGAAGAACCTGATGCAACTTCTGATCTAAGACCAGTTTGTCCAGGAATCTGACCAATTAAATCTTGGAATACAAAGTTAGATGGATTATCATCAACACCTTGTCCAGATGTAATCTGCCATACAGAAATACCAGCACCATCACCAACAGTAACACTGAAGTTAACAGTTGCTGTTGGTGTTACTGATGATGTTCCCCTTAACTGAACATACTGACCATTACTTACTGTTAGGTTGTTACCCCATCCAGATGAAAGATTATTCAGAACATCATATCCATCAGCATTAGTAAATGTAGTATTAAAATTAGATACTGCAATCTCTGCACTATTATCAACACTAATGATAGCAGAAGTAGTTAATCCTAGGATTTGTGCAATATCACTATATACAACTTGTCCTAATGGTAGATTGTTTAGTGAACCAAAATCTGGTGGTGGGTTTGGTGTGTTGACTGGAATTGCACCAGTTGTAACATTCCAAGTAGCAGAACCTGTTCCAACAGTAACAACAACATTTTTTGTGTCTGATGGTGCAGAAGAAGATACTATTCTGACCTGAATCTGGTCATTATTAGATACAGTATCGTTAAGTGCTCTAGTCCATGCACCCCAAGAACCATAACTACTGGTTCCTTCGTTGTATAGTCTTAGACGATAAGACCAGTCGTTTACATCAATAACATTAGAACTAACAATCAATGGTGCTTGCGTTCCAGGATCAAGACCAGTAATTGTAATAACTTCTTCGCCTTCTCTTAAAGGATCAGGATCAGTTGCTAGTCCAGTATATGCAACACCATTATCGGGATCTGTGGTTGCTGCATATGTTAATAAAGTATCAGATTCTGCATCATCAACATCCCTAAGGAAGAACGGATCAGGTTCAAAATCTTCCAGTTTAGTTTCAATAATCCAGAAGACAGTAAGCTCGCCAATCTCAATCTTGACTTGAGTAATGTCGTTGAAAAGAGGAGGAGCTTCGTAACGAAACTGGATAGACTGTCCTTCTTCAACATACAGCGGACTGGCACTAAACTGATATGGCATCTGATGTTAAGATTTTATCCCGTTAAGTATTTAGGTCAAATTTGACGAAGATCGTTCCAGTTACTTTCTATATCAGGATCGTTATCATCAAATCTTACTTGAATAGGAAAATTCGATCTGATCTCTGCTGCAACTTCAATATCTGTAACTACAATAGGATCACTAAGAACTAATGACTCATCAGGTGCTGCAATCTGATCAAGTGGTAGTTCATCTAAGTTATCAGGAATAGTAATATTATCAGGTGTTTCATCGACAACTACACCAACGCTAGTGTTCTGAGGATTCGTTCCACCTGCACCACTAGCAGTAGCAGTAAATGCAACAGCAAATGTTCCATGTAATGTCCATGGAATATTAAATGTTGCTGTATTGGTTATTGCTGTTCCAGATTCGTCGGATGCTGTTCCTGGCAGAGAAAGACTTTCTGTTATATTTACAGCATTACCTGTATTTGGATTTCTTTGCGTATAAATCGCATTAATAGTAACACCACTGGTTGCATATCTATATGTCATATCAATTGACAAAGTATCGCCATAGTTAATCTGCAGTGGTGGATTATATGACAATTCTGGTGGTTGATTCACAGTAACAGTAACACCATCAGTGTCTGATCCACCGAGACCAGAAGCAGATAATGTATATGTGGTTGTAAGAGTTGGTTGAACGTTTGTATTACTTGTAAGCAAAACTCCACCAATACCTTGATCGATTGATGCACTGCTTGCATCACCAGTCACAACCCAATCTAGGTTTGCAAACTGTCCTCTAGTAATAGATGTAGAAACATTTTGTCCATCTGCTCTCAAGTTAGCAACAACTGGTTGATATACGGTAAGAATTGCTTGGGCAGTATCATTACCTGCTTGACCAATAGCAGTCAATATGTATGTGGTTGTGGAGTTTGGACTAACAACTCTAGTATCTACAGCAGAGACAGCACCAATTCCTGCATTAATACTTTGAGACTCAGAATCTATTACACCCCAGGATAGAGTTGCATTTTGACCAGCGATGATACTTGTTTTATTTAAATTGAAATAACTAATCTCTGCAACCTTTAGATTATACTGCAATGATCCAAATCCATTGCCACTCACACCACCTTGTGCTGTTAATGACAAAATACCAGCGTTATAGCGAGAAGTGCCTCCGCCGCCACCGCCACCGCCAAAATTACAGTCAGTGCCAGCACCGCCACCACCGCCACCAGTGTGACCACCGCCACCTCCGCCGCCGCCTCCGCCGTCTCCACCACCTTTATTAGCACCAGCACCACCAGTTCCTAGACTAGGGTTTGCATTAGCAAATCCACCAGCACCACCACCACCGCCTCCAGGACGTTGGGGACCACCACAAGAAAAGGATCCACCTCCACCACCACCACCGCCTCCAGCGGTGACCACACGAGCGCCTGAAAGACGAAAAACAGATGCTGCTCCGCCGCCTGCTCCACAACCAGACCATCCACTAGTTCCATCATCACCACCTTTACCGCCGCGACCAGTAGATCTACCTGCTAAGTTACCACCAGGACCACCAACAGCAGCACCAGATCCACCAGGACCATTACTTCCTACAGCTCCAATAAATGCTTGCCATCCTCTATCACCTGATGATGTTGGGATAGAAAATGTTCCAAATCTACCATTACCAGCACCACCACCAGGACCACCAGAGTCAAATCCACCAGATCCTCCTCTAGCACCTCCAATTTGCATAGTTATATTTCGAGCACCACCAGGAATAATTCCTGAGGATCCCCCAAAAGCAAAACTAACAGTTACAGTTTGATTTGACATTAGATTTGTTGAACGTCGTTCCAGTTAGATT